CTGACATCACACGTGCATGGTGCAGTTAGGTACGAGTCGTAGCGAACCACGAAATCTTCATACATATTGAACAACGGTTCAGCATCGAAGTTCTGATCAACTTGTACAACTTGTGTCGTACCAACTACCGGTGTTGTCGGCGGTAACGGCGGGGCGTTGTTATAGCCAAGGTTGTCATAAACCGTGACCGTGATACCAGGGTTAGGTGTTGCTTCCGATGTGGCGGCGAGGAATAAAACCGATACACCGATTAGCAGTAAAGCGTATTTAGTCTTCCGACTTTTCACGCTTCACACCGAAAGCAGCATCTACTTCGTGTGCTTCAAGCTTGCCGTCAAGGGATGCTTTGGCAAGGTTCACAAGAACGTCTGCGATGGCGTGGAATCCACCAAGGGCTGCGGAGTACCACAGTGGGATTTGAACGTCGGTGCCGACTGAGTTGATGATGCTGGAGCCTGTGATGATGGTAAGGCTTGACATGATGAACAGGGCCACAATTCGGGCTGATACATCTTTAGCGATCTTCAATGACAACATGGGGTTCTCCTCTTGGGTTCCCCTACAATGTTGGATTGTAGCAGGGTTTAGTCGTGCTTGATGATGTAGTTCACTACCAGATAGGGCTGATAGTAGGCTTCTCCGCCACCGGTGTTGGCGTTGGTGACTGTGATTCCTGTTCCTACGGTTCCTGTAATACCTGTGGTTGCTGTTGCTGTTGCTTCCCCATATGACCCACCACCTGCGCCGCCTTCAAGAATCGCCCCAACATAATCCAAACCTGTTAATGCGTATTGTCCGTTGACGGTGTGGCTGTGTCCAGGGTCAGTAATTGTGACAGTCCCTGAGTTGAGAACAGCAGTGTTGGCGTGGCTGTGGCTCGGCAAGTTATTAACACCAATAGTTGTTGAACCACCCGTACCCAACAAAGTTAAAGTTGAATTATCGCCAATAGGGAAACGACCACGAAGATCAGGCAACGTGGTTCCACCAAGAACAGTGTTCAACGATGAATATGTTGTTCCGTTAAACGATGAACCGTCACAAAGCAACCAACCTGTCGGGGCTGTAGCACCGCCATACATGGCGATAGTGCCGACAGGAACAAGGAAGTTTTGTACAGCAGTAGCTAGTTCAGCAATACCAACAGCGTTAGCAGCAATTTCGCTAGACCCCACAGCATCTGTAGCAATCTTGGCTGAAGTTACCGCATCGTCAGCAATACTGGCTGTAGCAACCTGACCCCATTCAGGGGCTGTAGCACCACTGTTCACTTTCAACACTTGGCCTGCTGTACCGATAGCCAAACCAGTAAAAGTTGAAGCACCCTGATAGACAAGATGACCTTGGGCAGAGTAGGTAGCGGTCAATTCGTTCGCTTCGTCAGCATCAACGGCTGTGAACACCGGATAAATCGTGCAACCAGACGCATGGTTTGTGTCAGAGGTGTCATCCACCCCACGGGTAATAGACGAAATAGTGGTACCTGAAATAGACCCAACAAGAATCTTTTCTTCAGATGATGTGCCAGGGTCAACAACACAGTAGAACGGACCTGATGTTGGCCAGCCTGTGTTCGCTGAGATGGTGGCTGATGTGGCACCAGCAGACAAGCCAGCCGAAATTGTGGCGGGGGTGGCGTTGCCTTTGTATTTTCTGCGTGTCTTAGCCATGATGCTCCTATTCGGTGACCGTTCTCATGATAACAGTTGCGGTTCCTTCCCATAGCCAGTTACGGTCCACGGTGTCAAGTGCCTGCCATTCAACATCTTCAACGATTACAGAGTAGGTGTCGCCTTTCTCTTGATATGTGACAATGCGTGGGTTTGCCACCAGGTTGTCAAGGATGTCTCGTTCGGATTCGACATCCATGTAGTAATCCTTCCCATGCACGTCTAAGACAGTGTGAAGCAGAACAGGAACACTGATGAGGCGTGAACGGGAAGGTGCGGCATATGCACGGGCCATCCAACGGGTGAAGGTTGGGCCTGTGGTGGCGGTTTGACGGGTGAGTGTCAGCTTGTATGAGGCTTCAATGAACTTGTCTTCAGGGGCTAGGAAGGTGTGTTCGGTGTCGTTCTGATCGGAGTGTGTGCCGATACTGTCGTATTCTCCTGAGTCAAACGATACGGAAGCAGACACGGAACCGACGAGTGGTTGTACACGAATGTCGAATCGTGGTGCGAACTTACGATCTGGGATACCCCAACGGTAGATACCTGTCTCGATAGAGCCTGAAGCGACAAGGTTGCCTGAGTCTTCAGCGATAACACCAACACCGGAAATGCTGAACACTCGTTTGTTGTTGAACGTTGCAACGTGTTTAACGGTACCTGTGTTTGTGTACATCAAATCTGTAGCGAAAGCAGGTGTGTTCGGGGCTATAAAGTTTGACAAGTCAAGACGGCCAAGACCGCTAGAAACACCGTCATAGTTTGTCCATGTGAACCACACGTATTTGTCTTCAGAGGTGAAGTCATATACCGACCCTGAAGTGGGAATGATTGCACCGGCGACAAGGTTGTTACTGGAGTCTGCTGTGCAGTATCGGACACCTTTGTTTGTGCCGATAAAGATGCCACCTAAATACCCGAAGATTCCTGACACGATTTCACCGACAGGTAATTCAAGTGCTGCGATTGGTGCGTCAAACCCTGAAGCGTCTGCTTTTAATGTCAGCTTGTAAATGATGCTGTGGGTTCCTGCGTAGGCTGCGGCGTATACAGCGTTTTGTCCTGCTGCGAATCCAGCCCATCGAAGTGTGGTGTCAGGGCTTGTGTAGTGGATAGTGTGGCTTCCTGATCCGACACCGATGACATACATGGCGTTGTCAATAGATGCAAAACCCCATCCTTTTGCATAGCCGAACGATGTGTAGGTTTGACCTGTTGTTCCTGATGTTGGGAAGAAAAAAGAAACACTGGAACTGCCTGGTGTGGTGTAGTAAATGTCGTTAGAGGTGTAACCAATAAACACGTTCACGCCGTTTGTTTCTAAACCTGTGATAGCAACACCAGCAGGTGCGCCAGTCGTTACCGATGTCCAAGTAGGGCTAGACGCATACGGGTCAGTCGTGTACTTCAGGGTGTTCCCATCGGCAACATACAAATACTCTGTGCCGCCTGAAGCCCGAACAGAACACATATGCAGGTTCGTACTAGAAGTTGACAAAGACAAAGCTGTTGAATTCAACAGAGTCAACTGGCCTTTAGTCCAAGGGTTGATACCTTTAGATTTGAAGAACCGATAATCTTTTGATTCGGCATCGTCAGCGTATTTCTGTCCCGCACCGAAATGCCAAGAGTTCTGACCACGCCTCCACAACCCCTGAGGGCTGATAGCCGACTCGCCAGGTGCAGTCGAATTGTCTTGCGAATCACGAACACGCTGATCAAACTGGCGTGTGAACCTACCGGAACGTGAATCAATCATGTACGGTCTGCCGTTGATAGCGACAGGAAACACATCAGGAACCAACGCTGTAGTGCCTGTGCCTGTAAAGAAACTAGGCCCACCCGTGAACGATGTCGTAAAATCAATTAGCGGCATCGGCTAATCCTTTGACAAATATGTGGGGTACTGCCTAATAAGCTTTGCTGCTTCTGCGGTTATACGGTCACGGCGCATACGGATCAGGTTGTTCACTGATGCACCTACAGCACCTGGGCCTACTTCATCGGCTCGGCGGGTGTCGCCTTGGGATTCGGTGAAGTTGCGTTTGATTTCACGGGGAGCCATCAAACGGATTTGGACACCCATGTTGATGATGTCTTCACAAGAGGTTGGTAGTCCCGACTGGTTTGTGAGGTTTTGTGTTTCGTTCGTTAACGGTGCGAACGGTGATTTATAGACGATACGAAGACGGCCTGATAGTTGGCGTTGGTCAAACTTTAAGCCGTATCCACTGGAAAAATCATCTGTTGGTAGGTCACGCAGAAGACGTACCTTGCGGATCCAGTCGTATCGGTCTGCGGTGACACGAATGTGGACACCAATCAAATCAATAATGTTTAACACTGGTGGCAGGTTGATGATTTCTGATGTGCCGTTGTAGTCAAAGTCAAAAGTTTTGACTTGAAACAAACCGTGGACAGGGCTAGACAAATCCTGTAGTTCGTCGTTTAACGCTTCAAAGATTTGGGAACGTGGGAACCGTGGGTTGACGGTGACGATAGCACCGGCGGTGTGGGCTGCGGCTGTGGTGCCGTTCCATCCACGTTCAACAGTCAGCGTCTTTGTACCTGCTGTAGCCTCCCAAACATAAAACAGTTCAGAGTCGATTTCAAACACTTGCCCTGCACGAATACCATCAAGGTCATACGTCATTACGACAGTTGTGGTCGAGGCGTTGATTGTGGCAGACAGCTTGTTGCGTTGCTCAATAACACCTGACAGTAACTGTCGAAGGGTTCGGTTAATTACAGCAGTACCAGTGGACACTTACTTCATCTTCTTTTTACGGACAGAACCTTTGCCAGTTTGCATCTTCTTGCCGGTCTTTTTGGCTTCGGCTTTAGCCATAGCCATTCCCTTAGCGTTGTATGGGAATTCTTTCTTTCCTACCTTGGGCATGACGACTCCTTTAACTGGTCGGCTTTATCATAGCCCATACCACCGTAGGTTGTTTCGTAGCCTTTCATCACCAGGGTTGATGTCGCAGGCGGCTTGACCGTATTTTCGTGCTTCTTCTTTGAAACCAAGATGGTAGGCGGAGATAGCCAACAGATCATACGGGAGCCAACCCCAAGCTTCTGCTTCGCATAGATAATCCAATGGTTTCTCTGTGATAGACAACGCCATGTGGCAGGTGTGGTAGCAGGCCCGCCAACATTCAGTGTCGTAGTAATGCTTCGCTAAATCAACCCATGATTCACGTCTGCCTCTGTCTTCGGCAACAGCACGGTACAGGTGGAACTCACGGGCTTGTGGGCGCATCTTGGCGATATACCGGTGCGACGCTGCACGTTCAGGGTTCCACATTGAGATGTCTAGATGACGCATGAAATGGTATTGGGCTTGTTCGTATTGGCCGTTGAAATAGTATTCACGAGCTAGGTAGAACTGGTTGCGGTCATCACGGGGGTCTTCTTCTACTGCGAGTTTGAGTAGTTCAAAGTATTGTCCACGGGATTTGGTGTGATCTGGGTGGTGGTGGATTTCTAAACCGTCGACCCAATGTTGTTTCTCGATGATGTCTGTTGGTTTGAGAACTTCGTGTACGGGGTGTTTCCATCGGTAGTTGTGGCGGGTGTGGATTTTGTCGCCACCGTAGACAAGTCCTTCGGTTCCGTCAGGGTTCCATGACCACACGTATTTGTAGCGGGGGCGGGTGGTACCTATAGGGATTTCTTCTAGGGCTTGCCGCCAACCTGGTTTTAGGACTTCATCCATGTCTAAAGCAATACAGATGTCTATGTCGTTGGGGAGTTTTGCGAGGGCGTAGTTGCGGGCATGGTCAAACCGCCATGGTGTGAATACTCGTTGGCGTACATCTATGCCTGCGTTGTTGGCGACTATTAGGGTGTTGTCTGTTGAGCCGGTATCTAGGATCAGTCGATAGTCAGCTTCTTTGCATGAATCGGCCCAGCGTTGCACGAACTGTTCTTCGTTTTTGGCGATGGTGTAGATAGCGATTTTCATTTCCCCTCCTGTTGGGTTTATGCCAGTGGTTCAGGTTTGGGTTGGGCGAGCCATTCGGCGTATTCTTCATCGGTCATAGGGCGAACTAGGTCGTCTATTTGGATGTTTGGGCGTTCAGGAATTTCTGTATCCATAGACACGGATTGTACCTCCAGTTAAAGTTCCTGCTGCAGCATAAATGGTGAAACCCGTGTAACTGCTTGCCACACGATGTTCTCCATTACATACGCCGTAATAGTTGTCGTTTTGATATGCACCGTTTCTGAGTTTTGTGTATGCAGATAAATAAGGTCCTAGCAATTCACATTCCAAATGACTTGCTTGACCTGTTCTACCTCCACCAATCCAATTCCAAGCATTTCCGTTATCAATAGATGCAACCAACGCTGTAGTAGAAACAGAATAGGAATATAACAGAACAGAGTTATATCCAGTAGTAGAGCTACCTAAACTCAAATCTAAATTTACGCTTCCTGATTGCGTTCCACCCGTGTATGTAATTTTATAGTTATCCCATGTTGACGAAAACGCATCCGTCACTGTCACGCTTGCAACCCCACTACCCACCGTTTGTGTCTTGACTAACTCCAAACCTGGTGGTGTGTCAGCCGAAACCGTCATCACCCACGCAGACCCCGAATACACAAAAGTTTTATTCGTGTCAGTCTCATAGATAACCATGCCTTCATACGGGGAAGCAGGGCGTGTCGTGGATGTGCAGACACCTGGTTGGATGAGTCGTGAAGACGGAAGATAATTAGTAATCGGCATAGTTAACCCGCAATCTCCATAACCGTAATAGACGAAACACCAGTAGGCGCAGGAGAACCAGCATCATACGCTCGTTGGTTCAAATACACAGTCCCAACACGGGTACGCCACTGAACCTTATATGTCGTACTAGAAGTAGTTGATGGAGAATCAAGAAAGTTAATAGTTACAATTTCAGGAAAAAGACCATCAGTAAGACGAGCATACGCTGATGCGTTTGAAGAACCATTAACTCCTTGTGCAATATTTGTTGAACCTCTAACAAGGTTGTACCAAGTGTCGTCTGCTGCGGCTGAAGCCATCAGGGACACAGCAACAAAAACTTTGCTTGATGTTGATTTGGGTGTGATTGAAACTGAAAGACCAGATATGTCAACGAAAGATGTGCTTGTTGTGCTTGTTTGTCCTGTGACGGTTGTACTGGCTACCTGCAATACCGAACCACTTGTGGCAGTGGTAGATGCGATGTATCGCCATGCTGAACCGTTCCATAAAGCCACCATGTCGGTGTCGGTTTCGTAAATCATTTGTCCTTCATACGGTGCAGACGGGCGTGTCGTAGAAGTACACACACCGGATCGCAGGCCTGAGCTGACGTTAGAAATACCCATAGTTAGTTCCTGTATCCATAAACACGAATGGTCCCACCAGTAATAGTTCCTGCATTGGCGGCAAGACGGAAGGAAACATAAGAAGTTGAGTTATCCAAAACACCAGAACTAACTCTGAAATAAACATTGTCTGTGTTGTTATAAGAAATGTTGGTGCGTTGAGATAAATACGGACCTAAAACATCAAACTTCATTTGCCCAGAAGTAGTAGAAAGTGAACCAACTTCTCCACCAGTTGAACCACTGTAGTTGGCGTTGTTAAAACTAGCAGAAACCCCCGTGGAAACATAAATCGTATTACCTTTCCAGTTGGCAGCATTATCAGCAGGGGCACTTGTAATAAGTGTCATGTAAAGGGCTGCACCAGAAGTTGACCCGTTCATCCCATTAATTGTTATGCAATAGTTGTCGTAATCTGTGGTAAAAACATTTGACACGGTGACGCTTGACAGACCGCTTCCAACCGTTTGTGTTCTAATCAACTGCAAACCTGAAGTGTTCACAGGCAACATATTGCTAATACCCATCAGGCAACCTGCCGTTCCCAACCGGTCACAGAAACAGTCACCTTGTCGGCGGTATCAGACAACCCCTGCAAAGTATCCCCCGACTCAAACACCAACGCCGTATCCAACACCACCGTGTCACCCGCAGCCACAGGCAAACGATAAACAAAACAATTACCAGCAGTAGCAGCAGACCCGTCATACGACAAAGTAACCAAACGCTCAACAGAATCAGTATTACAAACAATGATCTGCTTCACAGCCCACTGATAGTTAGTAGTCACAGTGAACAACGTTGTCGTTGAAGTACCAAGAAAACCAGGAGCTTTCAACATTTTAGGGAATACATCACCTACAGCCATATCAAGGATTCACTTCCATAATTAAAAAAGTTGTCAAATTAGATGTTACCTGTGTCGGTGCTGCCGCACCAGTAGGACCCGTAGGACCCGTAGGACCTGTCGGACCTACAAACTGCCCGACATCATCCCAAGAAGAAGTGCCAACATTCCAAATATAAAGATGCCCGTCAGCAACATTGATATACGCATCACCATCAACAGGGGAAGAAGGAGGCGAAGCAAAAGTGCCAAGAATGTTTAGATAATCACCTGTTGCACCTGTTGGACCTGTTGGACCTGTTGGACCTGTGGCTCCGTCAACACCGATAATTCCGTCAGCACCAGCAGGACCAGTAGGACCAGTAGGTCCTGTTACCGTCGAATCCGCACCCGTCGGACCAGTCGGCCCTGTGGGACCAACGTCTCCCTGAAGTCCAGTAGCGCCCGTTGGTCCAGTAGGACCTTGTACACCAGTAGCCCCCGTCGGACCTGTCGCACCGGTAGGACCTGTTGGACCTGTGACCGTTGAATCGGCACCTGTCGGTCCTGTAGCCCCTGTAGGACCTGTTGGACCTGTAGCACCCGTTTCTCCGACATTCCCTTGGGGACCTGTAGGGCCAGTTGCACCCGTCGGTCCTGTCTCCCCAATGGGTCCTTGGCTCCCCGTTGCACCAGTAGGTCCAGTAGGACCAGTCGATCCTTGGATGCCAGTCGCACCAGTAGGTCCCGTTGGACCCGTGTCTCCGACAGAGCCTGTTGGACCAGTAGGCCCTGTTGCTCCAACAGCACCCGTAGCTCCTGTAGGTCCCGTTGCGCCTGTGTCACCCGTGGCTCCTTGCGCTCCTGTCGGACCCGTGGCTCCTTGCGGGCCTGTTGATCCTGTCGGGCCTGTCGCCCCTTGCGAGCCTGTGGCTCCTGTCGGTCCTGTGTCACCTTGTACCCCTTGTGGTCCAGTCGGGCCAGTAGGACCTTGCGCCCCCTGTGGACCCGAATTGCTTGTAGTAACAACAGTAACAACTGCCGCTACCGAAGAAGAAGATACCGCAGGAACAAGCACAGCACCAACTGATGCGTCGCTACGGGTAACTGTTATGTCGTAACTAGCAGGTGAGGCACTTCCACGATTAACCGTGATGTTTGTGGTAGCCATAATTACCTGGTGACATCGGCTAGAACAGTGACGTTTCCTGACAAAATAGTGGACACAACACCCGAAGCTGTTTCTTCAAGATCCCAAAAATACTGTCCCGAAGACAAAGTGGCAGAGTCGGTAGCCGACAGAACACACGTCACTTGACCACTAGCACCACCGGTGACGGTACACGTCAATGATGCTTTGATGGTGGTGGAGTCCTGCGAAGAACGAATCTGGGAACGGTAGGTTCGACCTGTGATATCAATAGCAGAACCATTGTCGTCTTGGATGGTAACGACAAGGGTTTCCGTGTCGCCACGGGTGATGGTGAGATCTTGGTCTGCGGGTTGAGCCATAGTGTCTGTATCTTACACTAGATAGCCAGCGTCGTTCAGGACTTGATACACATTCTCACACACCCGCCGTTTAACGTGTATCTTAAAATTCACTCAGCGACACCACGCCTAATCAGCTTCTCAATATTCGGGCGTGACTCCACCTCAGCCACCGTAGAAGCCCTAGCCTCCAACGCTGCAGCCCCATCAATACCTTTCGGCTGTACACCATTCTTGCGTAGCCGTTTATAGGCTGGCATATCTTTATCCCAATTCTTTGCTCGCTGATTAATCTCAGCAACCTTCGCACCGGCAGTAGTCGAAGCGTTAGCCCCGAACGACACGCCTGCAACCTTGCAACCAAAGCAATTAGGCTGATCTAAATTAGGGTGAGTTTCACGGTGTTTCATCTGATGCAAACTCCAAATACCAAACAGCAGCTTTTATGGTGGGTAAATTATCCCCAAGCATACCTATGCCAGCGTTGCAATTATGACACAAAATACCTCTAACAACACCAGTTTCATGGCAGTGGTCAATAACTAATTTTCTGTCTGTTGCCCCACAAATTGCACATCCACCATGTTGGTTAGACAACATTTTTAAATATTGTTCATGGCTTATGCCGTAATGTAAATACCTATATTTTCTTTGCCCTGTTTTTTTATATTTTTCCCTAGTTGCTTTTACTTTTTCAGGGTTAGCATCTTTCCATTTTTTTACTTTGGCCGAATGACAGGTTTTACAAAGATTGTTTAACCCATCTTTAGAAGCTGTTCTTTTACGGAAAAAAGAATATGGATGATTTTGTTTGCATCCATTACAGTGTTTCATACAGTTATGTAATCCCCGTATCCTGCAGCCCTTAGGTCTGCTTCTTCATCGGCTGTTATCGGATGGATATGCCCACCGTGGTAGGTGATAGCAATACTTGACTGATCCATTGGTTGATGCTCTGTGAAGGAACCGTCAACAAGTTTGAACACGTTTCTTCCACGGGGCCATGGTGACAGATAGGAAAAGATTCCGTCGTCGAATCCGTCTGACCAGCGAACAAAGTTATCTGTCGGTGGTTTGAAAGTGGCCATGAACACAGGATAGCAAAAGCCCCCCGCCATTTCTGACGAGGGGCTTCTACCCAACACAACCTCAACAGAGGTTACAAAGTTGCGTCTTAGGAGTTAGCTCCGATAGATGAAGCTGACTCGATACGACGAAGTGCTTCCTGACGGAACACGCCGTAACCAACGAAATGCTTCCAACCAACAGGGCGGAAACGCTTCAGGATGTCGGTCACTGTGCCGTACACGATTGAAGGCTGTGCGCCGTACTCGCCACCAAGGGAGATGCCCTTAGCAAGAGCCTGGCGACCCATGATCAATGTGCCGTACACGTCAATCGTGCCAGTAGAACCAGCGTTGTCAGATGCGTTTTCAAACAAAGGCGCACGTGGAGCCTCAATGAAACGAACACCTTCAAACATTCCGATTTCACCAGTGTAGATGCCCTGTGGGTTGACGTAGTTAGCAGGGGTACGCCATGCTGCTGCGTCTGTCGCTGAACGGAAGTCATACGACACGTCAGGGTGAATCATACCGACATACGAACCACCGATGGTTGGAACGTTTGCCTTACGGAGTTGGGCCACAACACGACGAACGTCGTTTGCTGCAAGCACGTCATCAGAGTTGATGGTGGTACGGCTTGTGGGATCGGTTGCTCCACCTGTTGCGTAGATGACGTTGGTGCCTGCTTGTACTGCGTTACGGGCGATGGTGTCGATTGACAAACCAGCGTTGTAACCAACAGCGTTTGCTGCTACAGGGTCAACAGGAAGGAAAGATGTTGCACGAAGCTTTGCTGTGGTGACAGTTGCGTTACCGTACTCGTTCAGAGTTACAGAAACTTGACTGTCGGACAAAGCGACAGGGGTTACATCTTCAGCTTCGCCAAGAGCCGTTGTAGCGGCAGCCATGTCTTGGAAGATTGTGAATGTGACGGTTGCACCAGGGTTCGTGGCGTTGGTTGCCTGAACGTCTGCGAACTGGTCAAAGTACATTTCGTCACGAAGGGCGAAGTAAGCCAGTTTTTCAAATGCGGTCTGGTCAACGGAAAGGTTTCCGGTGCCAGTTTCTGCTGCGTAGTAATCAGCCATTTTGGGGTTCCTTTGGGGATAGAGGGTTTAAATGTTGCCCAGGTCAATGCCCTGTGCTTGTGCCTCTGCAAAGATTCCCATGAGTTCCTGTTCGGAGTTGGCGGCGTTGATACGGTCAATCCAACCTGGCGGTGCAGGACTGACTTCAGACCCTGCGGCGATTCTGTTAGTTTCACGCCAAGCCTGTTTGTCTGTGTCTGCAACCTGTGGGGTGGGTGCAATCAACTGTGCCTCCTCAGCCGCTTCCCGAATTGCTTCTGGGGTTAGTTCACCGTCGTAGCCCTTGATGAAGTATTTAAACTTCGGGTCGGACACATCCACTCCTGCTTTCACAAACGAAAGTTCTTTTGCTTGTGCTTGCAGTTGGGCGAGAAGTTTATCCTTCTCACGGTTTTCTTTCTCCAGTTGCTTCATCCTTTGTCGAACAGGGTTACTGCCCGAATTGGATTCTTGCTCGGTGAAGTCGTCTTCCGAATAGTCGTCATTGAAATCTGACATATGGCACTCTCCTTAGTTTGAAGGCCGCACTGGTCTTGGAGGAAGAACAGTGGCTCCTTTGGTTGTTGCACCCCATTATGTTCGTTGCTAATTCGGGGGGCGATTAGCAAGTCCTCCCATCGGGATCGGGTTTATTGTTACATAACTTTTTAAGTTACGCAACGACCTAGCCGATTGTTGTAAGACCTGTTTGTGTACCTTGTTGCCCTGCAAACGATCCGCC